AATGTGGTGCAAAATGGTGCAACAGGAACCAGTATGGTGAAAGGAGGTGAAAAAGATGCAAGTGGAGGTGAGAAGTGATGGAAAAGTTGAAATTAGTGGTTATGTTAATGCTATTGATAGGTATTCGAAGGAACTTTACGGCTCGAAAGGTAAATTTATTGAAAAGGTCGCACCTACAGTATTTCAAAGAGCTTTAGAAAAGGCTCGTAATGTAGATATGCTACTGAACCATGATGTAAGACGAAAGCTTGCCAGTATAGAGGAGGGAACTTTAGCACTTAAAGAAGATAATATTGGGCTTCATGCTAGGGCGGTCATTAGTGATACTGAAGTTATAGAGGAGGCTAGGTGTGGAAATTTAAAAGGTTGGTCTTTTGGCTTTAGGGCTTTGAGTGATAGCTGGGAAGATGATGGTAGCGTGGCTAAAAGGACTTTAGAAGATATTGACCTAATGGAAGTATCCCTTTTGACAATTGAACCAGCATATATTGCTACATCTGTTCAAGTGAGAAGTGAAGATATGGAACAAAGATGCATCAGGGATAAACCCAATGGAAAGGAGAGTGAGGAAGAAATAGAAAAACAAAGAAGTTTAGTAGCTACTAAGGTATGGTTATTAAAGAATGTATTATTCAGTTAATTGTTGTATAATGAAAGTAAACTATGTGTATTGAAGGTATAGAGATAAATTAGAATTTAGAAAGGTGACTATTACATATGAATAAAAAAAACTTAGAGGGCATTTTATTTTTTGTTGCAGGCATTTTATTTTTTATTTCTGCTATTATAAAGAAAGATTATATGTCAATACCATTAGGGTGTTGTTTTGTTATCTTAGGTATCAGTAGAAGTCGTAAAGAGAAGTAACATACAAATTCCAGTTTGCTGAGTTATTTATATTAACTACAATAATTAATTAATACTATTATAGTACATCCAAGAGGTGTACTTTTTTTATGCCCAAAATTAAACTTGAAAGGAAACTAGATGAAACAATTACTGGAAAAAAGAAGCAAATTAATTGAACAAATTGAGGCTATTATGAATGTAGCCGAAACAGAAAAGAGAGCCTTCTCAAAGGAAGAACTAGATAAGATTAATGGTTATACAGATGAAGTCAATCAGATTGATGCCACAATCCAAACCCAAAAAGAAGCTAGAGCATTGATGACTATAATTAAAGAGTCAGCAACAAATGATAAGCAAGATCAACCTTCCCTTTTAGATGAAATCAGAGCGTTACAAGCTGATGCGAATAAAGAAATTGAAATTGGTACAAGAGAAGTAAGAGATGGAACACATACCTTTTCAGATACGGCAGTAGGCTCAGGTAATGCACCAACTGAGATTATTTCTAAGACCACTTTTGCAGACTACATCTTAGATAAGCTTGCCTATATCTCACCTTTATATGGAGCTGTACGTCATGAACGCTTTGGAAATAGTAAACATCAAATTCCAGTACAGGCAAACAAGTTAGGAAAGTTTGTCCCTATGAAAGAGCTTGCAGAATATACCAAGCAAGTGGCAACCTTTGAGCCCATCAAGCTAGAAGCCCACAAGTTTGGAACGCTTATTACATTTTCACAAGAAGCACTTGAAGATACTGGCTACAATGTGGAGGGAGAATTAATGCGACAGTTAGCTGAATCATATGGATTAACCTTAGATGAGTTAATTGTAAAAGGAAATGAAGAGTATAAGGTGAATGGGCTTAATGACTTTAGTGTGGATGATGGGGTTAAAGAAGTACAGTTACCAGCTAAACTTACACCTGAAACTCTAACTGAAATGTACTTTGCCCTCCCTATTCGTTATCGCCATACAGCAACTTGGGTTATTTCAGACCAAACAGCTAAGGCCTTAACAGATATGAAGTTTGAAGATGGTAGACCGGTACTTGTAACATCATTCAATGGAACACCAGTAGGATCACATACAACTATTTTAGGGAGGCCCGTTATTATTAATGAACATGTGGCTGAGCTGACAGAAGCTGGTTCATCCATTTTCTTTGGAGACCTAAAACGTGTTTTAATTGTGGGTGAAAGAAAGGCTTTATCACTTCAAAAGTCTACAGAGTATGGATTTATTAGAGATGAAATCGCTATTAAAGCTAATATGAGGTTAGATATTAAAAAGGCTTTAGGCGAGGCAATGGTTGTAGGTAAATCTAGTGTGGTAGCTAAGAGTAAAGGAAAAGTAGCATAGTCATATGAAACTTTCAGAAGTAGATTTGACGATAGTTAAGGAGTATCTCAGGCAAGATAGTGATGAGGATGATAGATTAATCACAGCTATTATAGAAGCTTCAAAATCTTATATTTGCAATTATACAGGGCAAAGTATAGAACAATTAGAAGAACATGAAGATGTGACTGTTGCAGTGTTGGTGCTTATAGCTGAGTTTTATGATAACAGAACAATTAATGTAAATGATAGGTTGAATTTAAGAATGAATACTATGCTGGAAAGTTTGCTTGGGAGGCATAGTGTGAATTTATTGTAAATGAGGTGAAAGGTGCACTTTGATGTAGGAAAACTAAACAAACGAATAACATTCATAGTCTACACAGAAACAATAAACGCTATAGGCCAAACAAGTCTGTTAGAGCAACCCATAAAAACTGTGTGGGCTAATATTATGCCTATAAGAGGCTTTGAACAAACCCTAGAAGAACGGTTAAGACCTGAAACAGTCTATAGGGTCTTAACAAGATATCATAGAGGCATAACACCTGACATGAAAATAAAGTATAAAGGTAGACTCCTTCATATCACAGAGATCATTAATGTGGATGAGGGAGATTTTGCTTTAGAGATTACAGCCACTTCAAAGGAGAATAGGAATGGCAAAGGATGATGTATTCCAGTTAAATGGGCTAACAGATTTACAGAAGAAATTATCTTTTGTCACTAAGAGTTACCCTGACGAAACAGAGAAGCTTTTAACTAAAATGGGAAACCAATTTAGAAAGGAAGTTAAGAAGAAAACACCTGAAAGACCACAAGGTACGAGTAAGAAGAAACTTATTAATTCCTATAAAGTAAGTAAAGTGAAGGGGTATGGTAAAGACCTATATGTAGAGTTTAGGTCAACCAGCCCTCATTTTCATTTAGTAGAACGTGGACATAGAATTGTAGTAGGTGGAAGAGGTAGAAAGAAGAGGGATACGGGTAAGCGAGTAGCTGGAAAGTATATGGTTAAGAGGACTACTTTAGAGTTTGAAAAGGAACTTCCACAGCAAGCTGAGAAAATGGTGAATAGGGTAGTGAAGAAACTTTTATGATAGGCTATCAGGATATTTTAAAGGCAGTAGTAAAGAGACTTAACACCACACACCCTACCATACCTATTTATGGTGATGAGGTAACAGAAAGCTATAAGCTACCTTGCTTTTTTACCACACTACTACCGATTGAAAGTGAAACCCAAACGAAGAATTACATATCTACAAACTTACTCATTGTTATTTCCTATTTTTCAGATTGTAAGGATAGCCTTAAATGCCTAGAGGTAATGTCAAAGTTAAAGCAAGCCTTTGGAATTTGCTTAAGTGTGGAAGATAGGCACTTTACAATACAAGATAGTATGATTGAGAAAGTTGAGAATGATGTTTACCAATTTTCTTTTCACATTACCTACCATGAGCTTATTAATTTTGAACCGGATAATGAACTTATCACAACAATTGAACATCATATAGAAAGGAGCAATAAATGAGTTTACCCAATGTTATGATTAACTTTAAACAGACAGGTGCAACAGCAATCCAAAGGGGAGAGCGTGGAATAGTAGCACTCGTATTGAATGGAGAAACACAAGAAGTACATGAATTAAATAATATAAAAGATGCAGCTGGAATTGACCAGCTAACAGACAAACAAAAAGAGTATCTACAACTGGCCTTCATGGGATATATTAAACCTCCTAAGAAGGTCATTATTATTTTTAGAGGAAGTGAGGAAGAGAATTATAGTCAGGCTCAAGAAATATTGGAATCTCTTAAATGGGATTACCTCTCTATACCTGAGATTGAGAGTGGGGATGTAGCTAATGTAGTTGTGTGGATGACATCTTTAAACAAAAGGTGCAAGGTAGTCTTACCTCATGCGACTACAGCAGATACAGAGAAGGTCATTAACTTTACTACCTCAAATATTAAGACTAGTGAGGGTGATTATAGTACAGCAGAATACACTTCACGAATAGCTGGACTTTTAGCTGGAACACCAATGACGATTAGTGCAACTTTTGCCCCACTTAAAGAAGTAATAGGATTTGACCAATTGACTAAAGAACAGATGGATGAAGCTATTAGTAAAGGTCAATTGATCCTATATCATGATGGAGAAAAAGCGAAGATTGCAAGAGGGGTAAATAGCTTTACCACAACAACACAAGACAAAGGAGAATCCTTTAAGAAGATAAAAATTGTGGATGCTATGCACATGATTGAAGATGATATAAAAAAGACTTGTGAAGATAGCTATATTGGTAAGTATTCCAATAGCTATGATAATAAATGTGTGTTGATTACAGCTATTCAGGCGTATCTTGATCAGTTAGTGATGGATGGTATCTTAGATGCAGACTTTAAGAATGTAGTTGAGATTGATGTAGAGCAACAAAGGAATTATCTGAAGAGTATTGGTGTGGATGTGGATAATATGAAAGAGCTTGATATTAAGAAGGCTAATACAAGAGATAAGGTATTCTTGAAGTCACAGATTAAGATATTGGATGCGATTGAGGATATAAGTTTGAATGTGACTATATAGAAGTAGACTTTAAAGAATGAATTGTATATAATAATTAAAAAGCATTAGGGGAGTATACGAATGAAGCGATTTAGGTTTATATATAACTGTATTATACTAAGTATAGTGTTAGTTTTAGGAGTAATGTATTTAAGTAAGATTTTCCTAGGTATTTCTTTTATTAATGATGATATCTATTTATATTTATTAATTGCAATACCATTGATGATTACCTTTTATCCATACTGGGGAGGATTTGGTGTAGGATTACTTTCATTGGTATGGCGAGGTGTTGCAGCTATATCTATACTATCTATAACTTTTTTAGCAGCATTTTCTCAAAGTGGACTGGGAGCAAATTATGCTTATATGAAATCACCAAGTCAGGAACAAGAAATAGTCATTAAGCAATATATTACAGGACTACATCATTTTACAAATAATATTGAGATATATAAGAGAATAGGGGTCTTTTTTAAGAAAGATATCAAGAATGCTATTTATATAGATGAAGATAAAGTAGGACTGAGTGGAGGGGGGGAAATTATAGATGGAAGTAAATTTGAAGGCAAGGAAGAATATACTATAGATAATCAACTTATCTTCAGGTGGATAGATGATGAGACTTTAAAATTGTACTACCAAGGTCCACAAGAAAAGAATGGAAAAAAGATAAGTATACAAAAAACTATAGACCTATAAATTGAATAAAGTAGATACATAATAGAGAAAACTGTATAGATTAGTTATGATATTAAAGGGCTCACAGTAGCCCTATTTTTTATACCAAACGAACGGAACAACATGGATAAATACAACGCACAGCAAGTAATGAATGGAACTTGGGGAGAGGTGTGGATAGACGGAACCTATATGGCAGAAGTCACAGCCTTTGAAGCCAAAGTTTCACTCGATAAAACAGATGTCAACATGACAAGAAGATTAGCAAAAGCGCAGAAGGTAACTGGTTTTTCGTGTAGTGGTTCGCTCACGATGAATAAGGTATCTTCTTTTTTTATTAAGAAATTAAATGAAGATATGAAGCAAGGTAAGCAAACAGCTTGTACGATTATCTCAAAATTAGATGATCCGGATGCCATCGGCTCTGAGCGCATCGTCATAAAAGATGCAGTTTTTGATGAACTTATCCTTGCCAATTGGTCAGCTAAGACATTAGGAGAAGAACAAATTAATTTTACATTTTCAGATTGGGATTTATTAGATATTGCAGAATAGAGGAGGACATAACAGATGTCATTAATAGATAAATTACTTCAAATGGATAATACAACACTTACAGAAATGCCAAAAAGAGAGGTGGAAGTACCTAGACTAACACAAGTATTAGGAGAACCTTTTAAGGTGGTATGTCAAGCAATCGATGGAGAAAGATATGCTGATATTCAGAAGGCATCCATTGACCTGAATAAAAAAGGTGGAGTGCGTAATATTAATCTCTTTGATATGCAAGTACTAACAGTTATTGATGGTGTGGTTGAACCAAGACTTAAAGATAAAAAGCTACTCCAACACTTTGATTGTGTAACCCCAAAGGAGCTAGTCAAAAAGCTCTTTTTAGCTGGTGAGATTGCAGAGCTTTCAAATGTAATTACTGAACTATCGGGCTATGACAAAACAGAAGAGGACGAAGAAGAAATAAAAAAGCAATAAGTCAGGATTGGGAGCTACAGCTTATGTATCTCCTTTTTAAATATAAAAATATGAAACCAAGTGAGTTCTACAAAATACCACTTGGAGAAAAGCGTATTCTTGCCTGTTTTATGAAACTAGAAATAGAAGAACGACAAAAAGAATTAAGGCAGATGTATGGGGGTGATTAATGGCGAATATTGTTGATGCGATTCTTAGATTAACCGATAACTTCACACCTACACTTGTTAAAGCCCAGGATGGTCTAACTAAATATTCAAGACAAGTACAAAGGGTGAGTAAAGACTTAAATAAAATAGGGAATAGCATAACCAATGTGGGAAAATCACTCACGCTAGGTGTAACAACTCCTATTGTAGGGATAGGAACAGCCAGTTTAAAAGCTACGATGGATTTTGATAAGTCCATGTCTAAAGTACAGGCTTTATCAGGTGCTACAGGTGAACAACTCATACTCCTTAAAGACAAGGCTACAGAACTTGGGGCAACCACAGCCTTTAGTGCCTCACAAGTAAGTGAAGCGATGCAGTATATGGCTTTAGCTGGATGGAAAACGAATGATATTTTAGAAGGAACAGCTGGAATTTTAGCGGCTGCAAGTGCCAGTGGTGAAGAGTTAGCCAAAGTAAGTGATATTATTACCGATGGATTAAGTGCCTTTGGATTAGAAGCAAGTAAGGCAAATCATTTTGCAGATGTCCTTTCAACCACAGCAACCAATGCCAATACCACAATAGGTATGATGGGTGAAGCGTTTACTTATGCTGGTTCGGTAGCTGGGGCATTAGGCTATAGTGTGGAAGATACAGCTCTTGCTATTGGTATAATGGAGAATAGTGGGATTAAAGCGAGTCAGGCAGGTACAGCACTTAGAACCATGTTAACTGAACTGAGTGGAACACTTGAGATAACAGGTAAAAACTTAGGTACATATGTGATACAAACATCTAATGCTGATGGAACAATGAAACCCTTCAGGGAAACATTAGAGTCATTAAGATATGCTTTTAGTCAGTTGTCAGAAGCTGAAAGAGCAAGTATGGCTGAATCCTTAGTAGGTAAAAATGCAATGGCTGGATTATTAGCTATTATGAATACATCAGATGAAGCTTTTAATAGTTTAGCCACAGCAATAGATAATTCAACAGGTTCAGCCGAACGAATGTCTGACGTCATGTTAGATAACTTGGCTGGTCAACTTACTATTATTATGAGTGGTGTGGAATCATTGGCCCTTGCTATAGGTGATAGATTGACACCATATGCTAGAAAATTAGCTGATAGTATTCAAAATGTCGTTACTACATTTAATAACATGAGTGACGAGCAAAAAGATACAGCCTTAAAGATAGGAGCATTTATTGCTATTATTCCTGTGGCTATTTTAATATTCGGCAAGATGGTCAAAGGGGTAAGTGGTGCTATTGGAGCTTATAGTAAGTTTTCAAAGAGTGTCCAAAAAGCTGGTTCAGTATTTAAGGTTATCTTTTCACCAGCTAATAAGATTGTACTTATTATGACAGCTATTGCTTTAGTGGCTGTACTTGTCATTAAGTATTGGAAGCCTCTAAAAGGATTCTTCCTAGATTTAGTAAGTAAGATTGGCAGGTATCTTGAAGCTTGTGGTGTGGACTTCAATAAGATGAAGGAAACATTCTCTAAAGTAGTACAGGCTATAGGATTGGCTATTCAAATTCTAGTAAGCTTCTTCATGGGACTATGGGAGAAAATCAAGCCTCTTGTTGAACTTTTTGGTATGAGTATCTTTGTAGTATGTCATGAAATAGTAGGAGCTTTCCAAGGTATGATGACAGGTGTGGGTAATATCATCAATGGGTTAATGAGTTTGTTTGGAGGGCTTATTGACTTTATAGTTGGTGTGTTCACAGGAAATTGGAAACAAGCATGGCAAGGTGTAAAAGATATCTTTAGTGGGATCTTTGAAGGCATAGCTGGTGTATGTAGAAGTGTGATGAATACCATTATTGGCTTTATTAATGGAGGAATTAGAGGACTTAATAAGTTAACCAACATTAAACTTCCTAGCTTCTTAGGTGGCAAACAAATAGGCTTTAGTATTCCTGAAATCCCTATGCTCTACAAAGGAACTGACAACTGGCAAGGTGGTACAGCTATGATTCATGATAGAGGGGCTGAAATTGTGGATTTACCAAGAGGAACAAGAGTCTATCCACATGATGAAAGTATTAAAAAAGCCTTTAATGATGGTGCAAGAAGTAGTGGTAGTTTTAACATTGCAAAACTAGCAGATACTATTATAGTTCGTGAAGATGCTGACATTGATCGAATTGCTAATGCACTCTATAACAAAATGAAAAAACATGTCTTCAACATTGACTAAATATTTTTTGAATATTAAAATATATTAAATAAAGGCTAGGAGGAAATGTAATGAAGATACATAATGAGAATAAAAGAATCTTTATCCTATTATTATGCACAGTAATTATATTAGTCATTTTGTTTGGGGGATATAGGATATATAGAAATATTACACAAGATCATATTTTAAATATATCGTTAGATCCATTGACAACACAGGAAAAGATAGAGGACTTTGAGTTTTTATATAAAACGATTGTGGAGAATTATCCATACTTAGAAGTCAATAAGCGTACGTATGGTATTGATTGGATAACTAATAAAGAGATGTATATGGAGCGAATTGAACGTGGTAATTTCCTTTATATTATGCAATGGGTATTAGCTGAATTAAATAATGGTCATACCCATATCTTGAGTGAAGATGATGTGGCATTTATGAGAGAAATTTATTGGGATACTAAACAATCAGGGGGGTGGCAAGGGATGAACTTTGATGTGCTGAATCATCCATTAGTGCTAAAACGCTACAACATAAATTCAACCTTACCTGATACACATAAACAGATGGTACAAGGTGAAGATCAACCTATCATCAATGCAGTTGTAAAAGATATTGTAGATGGGAAGATAGCTTCTATCTATATTCCACAGATGATTAATGATACAAAAATGCAATATGATAGGGAGCTTATTAAAAATTATCTTAAAGAGGTTCAGAACTATCAAGCAATGGTGATTGATATTAGAGGTAATGGAGGAGGTAGTTCGAATTATTGGCAGAGATTTTTATTGCCTGAAATATTGGGAGAACCATATGAGGTTACCTGGTATAACTTTTATAAAGATGGAGATTATATCAAGAAGTATTTTCAAGAAAGTAAAGTGATTCCAAAAAAGATAACACAACTGGATAAAACTAATTTGCCCAATCTTCCTGAGGAGGTTGAAGAAATATTTACATACTATACTCCAATGCATTTAGAAGCAATTCCAGCAGAAGATTCTATAGCGTTTAAAGGGAATATCTACCTATTAGTAGATGATAATGTTTGCTCTTCAGCAGAAATGTTAGCTGCATTTGCTAAGGATACAGGTTTTGCAACACTTATTGGTGAACAGACAAAAGGAGATGGTATAGGTTCCGATCCGCTTGTTGCAATATTGCCGAATAGTGGATATGTGTTTAGATTTACAAAAGCAATGGGTGTAACTGAGGATGGAACATGCAACGAAGAACATCCAACGATACCTGATTACATAGTTGAAGATACAACTCGCATAGAGGGAAGTTTGGAAGATCAATGTATTCAGAAGGTGTTAGAATTGGAAGGAATAGATAATTAAAACAATAAACTACAGCCTTATTTTAGAAGTAGGGCTGTTTTTGTATTGTGAAATAGAGGAGGACTATTTGGATTACTATTTATCATTTAATAACAATGAGGAAAGGCTAAGACTTCCAGTCATTCCTTCCTCTTTTGAGGTTTCAATACCACACCAAAATACTACTATAAATATTACTAATTTAGGAGAGATCAATCTAATAGGCAAAACAGGACTTGCAACTATGACAATAGAATCTTTCTTTCCAAAGCAACAGTACTCATTTTGTCTATACAAAGATTTCCCACATCCATACGACTGTATTAAGCTTCTCTTAAAGTGGAAAGAATCAGGGAAACCAATTAGAGTCATTGTTACTGAAACACCAATAAATTATGCAATGGCTATAGAAAGTATTACCTATTCAGAAGTTGATGGAACAGGTGATGTTTATTTTATTTTAGAACTAAAGGAATATAAGTTTATTAAGGCAAGTAATGTGACTACTACAACCACAGCGAATGGTATAACCTTGAAAGTGCCTGAAACCAAAAGGGAAATTAAGACCACACCAAACGAATATGTAGTTAAGAAAGGTGATACATTGTGGGGGATAGCAAAGAAAGTAACAGGCGAAGGATCTAATTATAAGGCCATAGCAAAAAAGAATAATATAAAAAATCCTGATTCATTGAAGGTAGGGCAAAGGCTGGTGATATAATTCCAAAGGTAGTATTAAAGAATAAAAATGGACTTATAGATGTAATGTATATGGTAAGTGAGATTACTTGGAGTGGAAGTGTGGAAGAGGTAGCTAGAAAGTTAGAACTTAACTTTTTATATCCTTTGCATGACCACTATGCCCCTAAAGTCTATCCAAACATAGGTGAAGAATTATTCCTTTATGATGATAAAGATGTGGAATTATTTAGAGGAAGAGTATTTTATAATGAACGATTAGGTGAACAAGGGACAATCCAAGTAACTGCCTATGATGATGCAATAAGACTGGCAAAAAGTAAAGGTACATATAACTTCAAAGGTAAGACAGCTGAAGCGATTACAAAAATAGTATGTAACGATTTAGGTATGGAAATAGGTCAATTAGCTCCTACAGGAATACCTCAAAAGATGCTTTGTAATGATGAGGGAATGTATGAAATTATTCACAAGGCCTATGAAGGGGCAAGTAAGCAAAATAAAAAGAAGTATAGCATTGAGATGAGACAAGGCAAGTTATGTGTGGATGAAGTAGGTAAAGAAATTGTAGAAGTACCTATAAGTTCAGATACCAATATCCTAGAAAGCTCCTACTCAGAAAATGCAGAAGAAGTCATTAATAGAGTAAGGATTTATGATGAGAAAGAACAGTACATAGGTGTGGTAGAAGATAAAGAGCTTATTGATTTAGTCGGTATCTTCCAAGATGTATACACTAAAGAACAAGATAAGCAAGCTGGGACAGTAGCAAGTAATATGCTTAGAGGTATAGAACAAAGTATGGAGTTAACCACACTAGGCAATACTTCATATGTTAGTGGGAAATTAGTAAATATTGAAGACTCGTCAACTAAACAGATGGGTCTATTTTTTATTGTGAGTGATAGTCACAGTTGGAGTGGTGGGCAATATACCACAAATATGTGTTTAAGAGTTGTGAGAATACACTAAATTAGTTATACTGAAATGTATAATACAGAAGGAATATTTAGTGGGGGGATAGAGATGCTTATACTTGTGCAGTTCTGTGTAAATGCAGACATTATAGAGTGTCCAGCGTTTATTCTAAATGATTTAAAGTCCTATCAGAATGAATTTACAGAATGGCTCTATGATAAAACAAATGACCACGCTTATTGGATGTATAAGGATGGAGAAAAATATGGATGTAGTTATCGCTCAGAAGCATTTGTAGAATGGCTTAATAAATTTATTTTAGATAAACATGAAGAAAAGGCTAAAGTTGTAGAACAAAGTGTTGATGAAGATGGATTGGTTTGTAGAGCAGAATATCCTAAAGATATTACAGCATTAATCCATACTGAAATAGAAAGTTTTAGAAAATGGCTTACAAACAAAAATAGTGAGGGCATTTGTAAAGAGGAGGAGTATAAAAAGAAATACGGCATGAGGAAGTATATAGGGTATGCTTCAGCGGAGTGGATAAATAGTTTTATTTTAAATGAGAGAAATGAAAAAGCTTATGTTATAGATAAACAGATGGATTACGATGAAATGAAGGCAATGCCTAAAATATTTTTTTAAATAAGAAATTAGAGGTATTAGAGAAAATTATAAATGTGAGGGATATACATTATACAAGTAGACATTTTATGAATGGAGGGGTATCTTGAAAGATACAAAAACTGAATTTTATCAAGCTGTAAGCTGTGGTCAAGAAATAGAGTTTAGTTATAATGGTAAACATTATTTTGAAAGTAGAGATAGCAATAATGATTGGTATATATATTGTGAAGAAAGTAAAGAAAAACAACGTTTTATATCCTCTAATGAATTACTCCTACATGCTAAGTTTGCAGATAAAAACATTAATGATATTTGGGAAGATATTATAATCGACTATATCCTATAAATATAAGTTCTCAACCAATAAAATAATATTTGTTTTGTGAAGGAGTACTATTATGAAGCAATATGAATATAAGTTTTCTTTTTTGCCTGAAGCAATAAATGATTGTGAAAAAGTATCGGACCTTGAAACAACTTGTGAAGTAAAGGGGAAATATCCTTGTCCATGTTGTTGTTATAATACATTTCCTGTTCCTAAAGAAGATGCCATCGCTTATATATGTCCTGTATGTTTTTGGGAGAATGATGTTTTTACATCAAGCGATGATGAGCCCAGTGATGAAAACCGAGGAATGACATTAAACGAAGGACGAAGAAATTATAAAATATTGGGAGCTTGTAGTCAGGATATGCTTATACATGTAAGAGAGCCAAAGTCAGATGAATTCCCCAAATGAGCATAATACTAGGGTAATCATGGAGTATTTAACCAACCAAATAGTGATTTTACTAGTTCTAAAATTAATTCAATAACCTACTTAATAGTACTCTTAGTAGAAATTTACTAGGGGTATTTTTTATACCTTGAAAGGAGTGATAGCCATAAATAATCCATATACAGGACTATTAAACATTATGCAAGAACAAGGCAAAAAATATAATCCACCAGCAGTTTGTATAGGTAAGGTTATACAACCACAACCCTTGCAAATTAAGACTGGTGAGATGGTACTGTATCAAGAAGATATACTTATTTCAAGTGTACTAGTAGATTTAAACAATAGGCCTATCAACTTAGAACGAGGAGATTTATTAGCTTTAATGCCTACAGAAAATAGACAATACTATATTGTACTTTGTAAGGTGGTGAAGCTATGAATTTATTTCCCTTTTTAAAAGAAACAGAGCAAAACCTATTAATCACACCTAAATTACATAAAGAATATGACTTTGACTTCTCGAATGGTCAACTAACAGGAAAAGTCTTAGAAGGTAAAGAAGCTCTTAAAGTGTGGATATATAAAACCCTACTAACTAAACGTTATAAGCACATTATTTATAGTTGGGATTATGGTCAAGACTTAGAAGAGATTATAGGACAGGGTTATGAGAAAGGCCTTATTAGAAGTGAGGTGGAAAGAAGGATAAAAGATTGCCTGCTTATTCATCCACACATTAAGGAATGCAATAGTTTTAATATTACACTACAACAAGACAAACTAAATGTAGATTTCATAGTCAATACAATTTATGGGGAGGTAGATATAAATGTCCCTAACATATGATGAATTATTACAAAGGGCTCTTAGGAGGGTATCAAGTCAAATAGATACTTCTGAGGGTTCTTTTTTATTTGATGCTATAGCACCTTGTGTGGCTGAACTTTATGAAGCGTATTTGTATATAGAGGAACTTGAAAAGCGAGTATTTGCAGACACAGCTTATGGTGAATATCTTGAAAGGCGAACAGCAGAACGTGGTATCTACAGAAAGCCAGCAACTTATGCTATTAGAAAGGCATACTTTAACATTGATGTACCCATTGGTTCAAGATGGGCAAAAGAAGAACTGGTGTATACAGTTACTGAAAAGGTACAAGATGGTGTATTTCTCACCAAAGCGAACCAAACTGGTGCAATAGGTAATAGATATAGTGATAAATTGGTGAATATGGACTTCATAGAAAACCTAGAGAGTGCAATTTTAGGAGAAGTGGTGATTGCTGGTGAAGATGAAGAGGATGATGAATCATTGAGGTTAAGGTACTTTAATAGTTTTGAAAAAGAAGCCTTTGGAGGGAATAAACGTGACTATGAAGAGAAGATTGGAAGTATTGATGGAGTTGGTGTGGTTAAAGTTTATCCCGCATGGAATGGTGGAGGAACAGTTAAGGTAAGGCTACTTGATTCGGAACATAATGTACCTTCAGCTGAATTAGTACAAATGGTACAGGAGTTAGTTGATCCAATAGAAACAAGTGGAGAAGGATTAGGTATAGCACCCATAGGACATAAAGTAACAGTAGAAGGTGCAGAAGAGGTAGGGGTACAGATAACCACACAACTTACCTTTAAAGAGACTTCATGGGAAAATGTGAGGCAGGATGTTGAGGGTGTGGTAGAAAAGTATTTTAGAGAGTTAAGGAGTAAATGGTCAGAGGATGATGTGGTAGTAAGAATAAGTCAAATTGAAGCAAGGCTACTAGATATAGAAGGAATCATTGATGTGCAAGGAACTAAGCTAAATGGAAGTAGCAATAATCTTTATTTAAACGATGAGCAGGTTCCAGTGCTTGCAGGTGTGGTAAATGAGACTGAATAAATATTTACCTGACTTTGTAAGTAACATTAGAGAATTTCAAGAGCTAGATAAAGCCCTAACACCTGAGCTAGATGAACTTAACCACACAATCCAACAAATCCAACAGAATCAATTTATAGAAACAGCTAATCATGAGGGGCTAAGTTACTATGAAAGAATGCTTAAGATAAGACCTGATAAAGATATGGAAGTTAGAAGGTTTAATATCCTAGCTAAGTTCAACTCTACAATACCTTTTACAATGAGATGGTTACAAAATACCCTAAATAGCACCATTGGAAAAGGAAGTTATCTACTTGATCTTGACTACGTTGACTACACTTTAACGATCAGCATTATGAAACACAAAGAGTACCTTATGACACATCTAAGGCAAGAGTTAGAGGATAAAATTCCAGCTCATTTAATTTTAGTCATAAATGTATTAAGTCCTGTAGATATACCACATTATGTAGGTACATATATCCAAACAAGTGACACAATAGAAATCTAATATAAAGGAGACAACATGAGTGAATTTAAAACTAAATCCATAACGACAAAAGGAATGGAATTACTTTCAAAAGCTCTTAGTGGAGAGCAGCTAGAATTTACAAGAATAGAAATGGGAAGTGGAAACTTTGAAGGAGACATTGGTTCGGCAGAAGCATTAGTTGAAGTCAGACAAAGCTTGCCTATCAATAAAATAACAAGAAAAGGTAGTCAAGTTACCTTAAGCACATCTCTTAAAATTGAAGATATAACCACACCCTTTGAATGGACTGAAATTGGAGTCTATGCAAGGGGGGAGGATAATGTAGAAGTGCTTTATATGTACGGACACACTACTAATAGCTCTTATATCTCAAAGGATTCTTTAAATGAGAAGATGATTAATGTAACCGTACTTGTAGCAAGCACCACACAAGTTACAGCAGTCATTGATAAGAGTCTAGTCTATCTAACAGCTGAAGCTTTGAAGGAGCATGAAAGTGATAAGAAAGCTCATCAGGATATTAGGGCGAGTGTGGAAGAAATTCAAAGACAAGTAGAGGTACTAGATGTATCTTGGGAAGGTATTAAAGATAAGCCTACAAAGTTCGAACCAACTGAACATATCCACACCAAAGCGCAAATAACCGACTTCCCCTCTTCACTTCCAGCTAGTGGAGGTAATGCAGATACAGTAGGTGGAAAACAATTTAATTGGTCTTTTGGTACTAAAGCACCTACACATCTATGGGGTTCAGAAGGTTCTAGTACAGAGCAATATGTTTATCAGCCTAGTCAAGTAAGAGTAGGTCATGCAGTGAACTCAGATAAAATAGGCAATGTGTCAGCACAAAATATAGCCGTTTATCTTGGCTCGAATCCAAGTACATCTATTATTAATAATCCAGCACATCATCAAAACTATGATTGCTGGGTACATAGTACGCAAGCTACAGCTCTAGGATTGCCTGATGCAGGAAATTGGCACCTAAATTATAAGAAACATAATAATACTGATGGGTATGGTACACAAATAGCTATGCCATATGGAAGAAATGAAATGTATATGAGGTCTTCGTCAGGCAAGACGTGGACAAGATGGGAGAGGCTAGGAGGAATGGGCATGCAGATAAGAGCAAGTAATCATGTAAAAATAACCTATAGTATTCCAAGTATGGATGTTACACCTATAAGTGCAGACAATGAAAAGAAATCCCATCGGAAGATCGCATTGCCTTGCACAAGACTGCCTAAATTAAATGGTTCGGCTAGAATTAAGGTGACAACTACTTGGACTGGTACAACCAAATCCAATGCATCAGCAGCAGGGAAAGCAAGTGGGTATTGTGAAATATTCCTAACAGCCTCTACCTTTTTAACAGATAGTCACAGCGTTAAAAAATCATTTGCTGATGCACCAGTAGGAACAAGTTTAGAGTTAACACAGAACCAATCCCATGCAAAATCACCCAATTTGGCAGGGTTTATAACAATTGGTTTATCTGCTATGAATGATAACGGTTATGCAGAAGGTATTCAAACGGTTCAAGGAGGAGGCGCATTAAATGGCACATTAATACAATGTGGTGATGTTTGGTTTAATGATGAATCAGTAGATATTATGATTGCACCAACTTTATCACCACCTAGCTGGACTTCTTTTACTAAGCTCACTATGTCAGGTAAGGTAGAGATTTGTTATGACGAATTGAATGTATAAATAAAAGAGAATCTTAGACACTTAAGTTGTAATAAACTTAGGTGATTTTTTATATCGAGAAAAGAGGTGACAACATGAATTTTACAGAATTACTACAGACTTTTGGCTTTCCAGTAGCTTGTGTGGCTTGCCTTGGATTTTATATTGCCAAAGTGCAAGCAGAACAAAGAGCAGATTCAAAGGAACGAGAAGAAAAGCTACTTACACAGCTAGGAGAAATGTCAGCTACAAATAAAATGCTACTTGAAACAAACGCAATACTGGCAAGAGATATTAATACAAAACTCGATCAGATTGTTCAAAATATAAAACAGTAAGAGAGGTACATAAGATGCAAATCAAAGAAATGTTCATTACACCAAACCCATATAGTAGACCACAGAAGAAGATAGGACAAATCAAAAATATCGTTATCCATTGGATTGGCAATGCTGGAACGACAGCAGAAAATAATGCGAAGTATTTTGATGGATTGAAAGTAGGAAAAAAGAACTCAGCTGGTGACTACATCTACGCATCATCTCATTACATCATAGGCAATGATGGTGTGGTAGTAAGATGCGTTCCTGAAAATGAGGTGGCTTATCATGCAAGTGATGCAAATACCTATTCAATAGGTGTGGAAGTTTGTCATCCTGATTGGTCAGGAAAGCCTACACAAAAGGCACATGAGAGCCTTGTTAGCCTATTAGTAGAACTATGTAAAAAGTACAAGTTGGAACCTACACGGGCCATTATTCGCCATTATGACGTAACAGGGAAGACTTGCCCTAAGTATTATGTGGAAGATGTGGGGGCATTTAAAAAGTTGAAGGAAGAAGTAAAGGGTAAAATGAAGGAGGATAAAGAGCTTGTTGAAGCGGTGAAGGTGTTGCAGAAGAAGGGGGTTATTAGTAGTCCTGAGGTGTGGATTAATGGGGTTTATACGAGGGATAATGTGAGGTCGCTTATACTAAAATTATCATATACCCTATAAAGAAACTCAAAATAATAAACTGCTATATACAATCCAAGTTATGAGTTATAATTACATCATATGAATTAAAAGGGGGATTAGTATGCTAAACAAGATAAAGCAACCTGTCATTTACTTAATATGGAACTTGTATATGTGGGGAATTATTTTGGTTGAAAGTAAAATAGTAAACTATGCACAGAGCCAAATAAAAAGGACTGGTCAAATGGAGTGGAGTTATTTAGGGATGTTGGCTCAAGTAGGTGTGTGGATATTGGTAGGCTTAGGTATAAGCTGGTTAGTAAGTAAAAAAAGTATTTCCTCAACAAGAGATATACGATTAGAGATATGTACTATATTAATTCCAAATGCTCTACTGGTGTTATTAACATTTCCATTGGGAGTTTTAATACCAATGCAGCGTCTGCTTATAGTATCTATGGGGAATTTGCGATATGTAGGGGGGCTTATAGTTGGGGTGGAGATAGTCAAATTTATTAAATATATAAAGAATAGAAAAGAGGGTTAAGTACCGATATAACATTAAATTAAGTAGCCAGCCATTACGGTTGGCCTTATTTTTTGCCTAAAATCTTATCCATATTAGTATATGCTTTTAAGTTTTAGAATAAAGAAAGGCGTTATTAGTGCCCTGAAGTGTGGCTTAAAGGAGAGTATAGTAAGAGCAATGTGAGGTCATTAGTAATGAAGGTTGCAAATTATAGCGGATAGAATTTACAAGCAATTATGATTAAGGTATACTGAGATTGACGACTAGATGTTTGATTAGTTGAAATTATTTATATACTCTACCGTTGGTTTACTTTGCTTTTAGCTTAGTTCTACTGATAGTTGGTTGTTTATTATATATCTGCCGATTTATTCTATAGTAGGAGGTGTTTAGTGATGCAAAAAATAAACAATGAACATTTTGGACAGTTCTTAAGTCAATTAAGAAAGGAAAAAGAATTGACACAAAAACAACTTGCAGAAAAGCTATATATTTCAGATAAAGCAGTTAGCAAGTGGGAAAGAGGATTGAGTTTACCAGACATATCATTACTTATGCCATTATCTAAAATATTCGATGTCACAATAACAGAATTGCTAAGTGGAAAAAGAATTGAGCCAAATACACAACTTACAGTGACGGAGGTAGAATCTTTAATGAATAGAACAATTGTTTTATCTAAAGAAGAAAAAGAGGAACAAAATAAAGCTAAACGAAGTAGAAAAGTTCTTTTTTTATTTTGCATTTCATTTGTTGTTTTAGAAGTGACTTTAATGATTTCGTTGGGTTATACAATAGATTCTCTTTTTGAGAATTTAGCTAATATGGAATTGCTTATGTTAATTTTTGGACTTTACTTCACATTCTTTACAAAAGAAACTTTGCCTGTTTACTACGATGAAAATAAAATAAACGTTTATCATGATGGAGTTTTTAGAATGAATGTTCCTGGAATTAGATTTAACAATAACAATTGGAAACACATACTCAAAGCTACACATACATCAATTATGTGTATTTTTATTTTATTTCCTTTGCTATATTTAGGAATCTCTTATATTTCTCCAATGCTATGGGAAAAGTTTCAGTTGTTTTTTACACTTGGTTCTGTATTTAGTATGTTCCTGACAATTTATATTGTTGGGAAGAAGTACGAATAACAGTATAAAGTAAGTGCTATAAGAAGTTAAAGTAAAAAATGAAGACTAATAAAATAGTTAATCTATATGCCAGCCTTCGGGTTGGTTTTATTTTTTTGCCATATAATATTACCCACATCCTTATAAATATTTTTCTAACCCCTATACCTATATACTTCCTACCCCTTAGAACTTTTCTTCTAGGGGGTTCTTTTTTATTTCTAAGGGGGGCCCTCAAAACAGGGAGGGGGATATAAGGATGTGAGGATAAATAATATATCTATAATAAAGCTTATAATATGTTTTATAGTATCGTTATTGTTAAAGAAAGAGGTAGATGGGATGAGGACAATAAAAAACCACCTGAAATTTATTCGGTGGTAGTTTCAACAATCGGTTTATCATGCTTTTCAAACAATAACTCTAGAGCTTCATCGACTAGCTTAGATTTATTAATTCTTGTTTCTTGAGACAGTTCTTCTAATGTATCTAAAAGACTTATATCTACTGATGTTGAAAAATGTTTACGCTTTACTGGTCGCGTATTTCCTCTTGGCATAATATAAGCTCGCCTCCTATTATTGATTTCTTATTATATCACATATAAAAACTTAAATAAACCTATGGAAATATAAGCAAATTTAATAAAAAGCATTTAAACTTAATTAAGTTTGATTAAACATGTTGACGTTTAAAAGTCTTTGAGCTATACTGTGAACATAAATAAAACAGCTCGAAAGGAACCACATCATGCAAAATACATCAACTCAACTGGAAGGACTTTGGATAGACATTAATATCCTTAAGGATTCCAATTTAACACTTCAAGAAAAATTTACTCTAGCAATCATCAAAGCATTAGACAAAAGCAATGGTTGCTTTGCATCAAACAAGTATTTTGCAGAAATCCTTCAAGTAACACCTAAAAGAGCAAGTGATATTATTCAATCACTCATTACCAAGAATTACATAACCTCAACTATTGAGGACAACTATAAACGAACAATTCGTGTGCTTAAGAATGCATTGCCACAGGAAGAAAATATGGAAGAGGAGGTACCTCAAGAACAACAAGAACTATCAACCACACCAAGCAAAAAGAAGCCACTCATATGGAAAGGCTTTGAACTTAATAAGATGGCTGAGGATGCAATCGAAAGGCTTAAAAGAAGATTCCCTGAGCTAGAAGCTTTCCTAAAGGGGGAGCCTATAGATCAGGCTCAACCCACTCGCTTTAGAACGAATGAAGAACTGGCAAGCACCTATAGGGAAGTACCAACTGAATGGTGTGGCGTAAGTCAACTACAATTTACATAGAGGTGATAAAATGACAAATAGAGAACTAGCAGTAAAAATTGAACAACTAACTAAGCGATTAGAGGAAATTGAAAAAAAGAAGGAGCATGAAAAAGCACTATACTCAGTTGAAGAAGTAGCTAAAAGGTTAGGGGTAACTAGGGAAGCTGTTTATCAAATGATTAAGAGACAGGAAATTCCAGCTATTAAGTTTGGAACTATAAAAATACGTGCAGTAGATATAGAAAAAATCGTAGGAAGTACATTGTAATGGAACGATTTAGTATATCCATAAGCAGTAGAATGAAGAAGCAACTAGGACTTATGGCAAAGGCTAATTTTAGAAACCTAAATGGTGAGATTAATAAGGCCTTAGATGATTATATAAGGAAGAATGGTACAAGTGTGGTAGAAGATGCACCAAATTGGTGGGAGTGTGAATCAAAAGGGCAAGAATGTCAACCACAGCAACACCTAATTGAACCAATCAAGCACAAGCAAGCACCAATAGTACGCCAAAATGCACCAATTATAACCACACTACACAATACTGATGAAATAGAAGAATTTTAAACAACAGGGAGCATGACAACATGGCAAACAATGTGAAAAATTTAGGACTTGATATGGGTAACAGCACCATTTGTGTGGCTGGCATAAATGATAAAGGTGAGATAATAAAGGCCTACACGAATAGCGTATATTCAATGGATACGGCTCTTATAAGTGGAGATATTATAGAATGTAAGGGAGTTAAGTTAGCACTAGGGGTAGGGCAGACTACCCTTAGTAATGTGGACAAGACAAATAGAGAATACATAGAGCAGCAAATATTATGGGCAGTACATAGTTTATATGGAAGTGGCACATATTATATTAACTTAGGTGTGGGCTTACCAATCAGCATCTACAAAGCTAAGAAGGAAGAGTTTAGAGAGAAGATAAAGGCTCTTGGAACAATAGAAGGTGTGGTTAATGGAAAAGAGATATCAGTAAACCTTGTTGATGTTAAAGTACAAGCAGAAGGGTATGCAGCACTTAGGATTCTGACAAATTATATAGACAAAGATAATACCACACTTATTATAGATATAGGTATGAAAACCACAGATGTTATCCTAATAGAATGGAATGGTAAATTTATAATAAGCAATTATGGAACAACTAATATTGCCCTTTATGATATGTATAAGGTATTACAGGATAAGATTGCTAGTGAGGGTGTAGAAGTTACTATAGAGCAAATCGATAAAAAGCTTCAGTCCAATAAGCCAATTATTAGGACAGAAAAAGGGGACTTTAATTTAGTTGAGCATTTAAGTGATGCACTTCACGTTTGCCGAGATATCATGAAGGATATTGAAAATAAGTTTGGCAAAACCATTTTACATGACAAGATTTTTGTTGGTGGAGGGGCAGAGAAGTTTTTGGGGGCTGTTGAAGGGAAGGTTAAGAATAATGTAGAAGTGGAGAAGGAGTTGAGATGGTATGGTAATGCTGTGGGATATTTATGGAATACCTAAATCTAAAGAAGGATATCTAATCTTAAAAGGGAAAATTAGATATTTTAATTTATATAAGTATGTAAGTAGATAAATATTGATAAATATTGATAAATATTAATCGTTGTCGATTTATAGGCTTTAATATAATATAATGCTATAGATAATTTTGTTTTAGGAGGGATTGTTATGGGAGAATCAATACCTGGCATTAACTTAGCTTATAGAACGATAAAAAGCGAATCTATGAAATTAGGGGAATTCAAAAAATGTGAGCTACATTTACATACCCCTGCATCTTATGATTATGAGTTGATACGTGGAAAACTATATAAAAATCTTAGTGTAGAAGACTTGCTGTATATAGCAATACAGCAGGGGGTTTATGGGAATGATTGTAGTCTTCAAGTGCTACAAGAGAAATTTAATAAATTAAGTTTGGAAGTAGAGACATTTCCAATAGATAATATAAAAGATTTTATTGGGTATAGTGTAATTGCATATAAATTATATATTGAGCAAATCGATTTAGTAGTTATATGTGACCATAATACAGTAGAGGGATATGATAAGCTAGCATATATGTTAGAGTATTATTATGAAACTAAGTTCAAATATACTATGCAAAAACACTATGTAGATATATTACTAGGTGTGGAAATTTCATGTTCTGATAAAAACCATTTAATTGCTATCCTTGATAAGCATTATAAAAATAATATACGTAATTATTTAGAGGAAATATTATTAAATAAGAACTGTGAAGAAGGTACATATATAGATAGTCGAACACTAATTGAAACATTAAGTAATACATATAAAGCAATAACATATTTGGCACATCTAAACTCATCTGAACTTTTAGGGAGTATTGCATATAATAAAGCATTATTTAGTTGCAGGGATTTAAATTTAATAGGTATAAGTAGCCTAGATAAAATTCAAGGTCTTGAAAAACGGCTTAAAAGTTACAATTCTAAAAAAGATTTTACATTTGTATTAGAAGGAGATGCTCATTGTATTGAAGATATCGGTAAAAAAAACACGTGGATTAAATTTCAAAAGAAAGATTTTAAATCATTAATTAGGGCTATAAGGAATAGGGCTATTTGTATACGGGCGAACACACCTAATACAGTAACAAGATATATAGAGGGAATACTGGTAGTGCCTAATAAAAATGGTTTTCTATGTAGTAATCATGATCAATTATATAATTCATTTTATACTGCTTTTTCGCAGGATTTAAATTGCCTTATTGGTGGAAGGGGAACTGGAAAGAGTACGCTAATTAAAACATTAGAAGTAGTATTGACGAGAAGATGCACTAATGAAATGGAACTTAATCAAGTAGCTAATAATAAAATAATTTATTGTTTATTTCATATAGAAGATAAAGAGTATATTATTTCATTTATTCCTCAAACAGATGATCAGGCAATGTATTATGGGGATAAAAATAAATTTAGACATATCGAGAAAATGAACGATGGTATTAGGTTAGGAAACGAATGGGTTCAGGTTTATGAGTGCATTGGAGGTGAGTTTAAAAGGTTACCAGATGATATAGTAGATATTATTTTAAATAAAATATTTAGAAGAGCCTATAGCATAAACGAATTGGTTAATCAAATAGCTGAAGGTAAGATTAATGATTTTATAAGAAATACTGTAACATATGGAGTACAATATGAGGGGATAGAAAAATATGAGTTATTATTTAAAAAGATCCCTAATCAGTCTTTTGCTAAAAGGTTAAGAAGTGACTTAATAAATGAAATGATCCTTTTTATTGAAGATAGGAAGAAGAAAATTGAAGAGAGTATTTATAACTTTAATACACAGTATAGAGATATAATACAGATTCAATACTCACCAAAGTTGAAGGATTCAATTGATTATCTCGAAGATATACTAGATTGCTTAGAGAAAAAAGGAAATATTAATTCTACATATCTTACTTGGAGGGGAGCACAAGTTTTCATCAAGGAATGTGTGGATAAAATGGGGTATCTAAATTTCTTGAACTATCTTTTAAATGATAAATATAATGAAATAGAAAAAGTGAATAGTATAGTTGAATACCAAGATAAAGAGGTTAATTTCTATCAGGCAGAATACAATTTAGATGAAATTAAAAAATCTAATATTAAAGGAACATATAAAGACATTAAGAGTAGAATAATTAAAGATAGAAGTAAACTAGAATCCTCTATAATAAAATGTCTTAGAGCTACAGACGACTTTACAATACTTTTTAATATTAATTCTAAGGAAACACATAGCCCGCTTCCTTGTATAATGAAAGATATTAAAAGTTTATCACTAGGTCAGAAAGTAGTTGCACTTCTTACTTTTGTATTTAATTTTGGACTCTCTAACAACGATAATACTACATTAATTATTGATCAACCTGAAGATAACTTAGATAATCAGTATATTTATAAGAATTTAGTATCTAGTCTAAAAATGATAAAAGCACATAGACAAGTAATAGTAGCAACACATAGTTCAACTATTGTAACTAACGCAGATGCAGAACAGGTAATTGTAATGGGATCAGATAATGAGAAGGGTTGGATTCAAAAAAAAGGATATCCTTCAGAAAAGAATATTATTAAACACATTATTAATTATATGGAGGGTGGGATAGATTCATTTAAACACAAAAAGGAGATATATCAGATTTTCATACCATTAGAAATAAATTAA